CCTTTCGTTCCTCCAATGCCTGAAGTTGGAGAGATAGTTGTCGAACAATTAACTAACTATGACATGTTTAGAAATAAGCCAATAACACCTGAAGATCTTGCAATGAAAGAGCCTTCATTGCAAACCCATCCTTGGACATCTCCTTCAATAAAAGGGCTTACGTCTATAGCAGAAAGGTATAGTCTCCCAGATACATTTGCCTCCCCGGTAAAGGTTCAGCATATGTATAACAGGCTTACTGGAGGAACAGGCAGGATATTACTAGACACCTCGGATTGGTTAGTTGGTATTACTTCGGACTCTTCTCCAGAAGTACAAAGACTGGTAGACGAGTATAGAGAGCTTGGCCTTGGTAAAGAGCCATTTACCAGAAGAAGAGAGATGCTGACTGGATTAGACACCGAGACTGCAAAGCAAGTTAAGGAAGAAGCAACTCGTGATGTGAGCAGGCCTCCTATTATAGGTTCATTGGAAAGAGCCTTTGCTCCAAGATTTGCAGGAGAAGAGCAAAGAACTCAATCTAAATTAGCAGAGGAAGCAACAGGTATAAGTGCTGAACAGACACAAAAAGCATTTGGGGCGCTTGACCAGTTTACCAAGGATAGGCTTGAAGATCAGAAGCGGGCAGATAAAACAGTAAGGCTGGAACGAGACTCGATACAGGATAGAAGCGACAGGATCGCGTGGAGAGAAGCCCACAGAAGGCGTGGAGCGAAGTATGCCGGAGGGCTTGAGCTTCTAGAATCCATGTTTGGCAAGGCAGTCCAGTTCGCAACAAACGAAGATAGGAATTTATATTACGAAATAATTAATAGATGGGCAGAGGCGCAAGGCTACTTTGGACAAGAATATAGACATCGTGACAGGGCAAAGATTCTAGCAGTAGGATACTACTCAATACAGCCAGACCAAGAAGGACTCAATGAAGCTGACGTTCTTCTTGGAGAAGTTAGCGTAGATAAGATGTATAGAGAGAGAGAAAAATATAGAGATAACCTTAGTACAGAAGACAGGAAGTTGCTGGACGATTACCTTAACAGCACTAGAACTCCAGTCCAGAGAAGGTACTATGATGATCTGAGAGAGATTAAAGATACTGGATTCTGGGATATAATTCCTATTGCACTAGAGAGACATAATGCAGTAGTTCAGTTTGATGAGTATAACGACCTATATGGACAGGCAAAAAAAGAATATCTTAATAAGAATCCAAATCTAAAAAATGCCTTAAACGAGGCTAGGGTACAACGAGATACTATGAGGCAGCAGAACTTAGAGTTGGAGAATAAGTTGATGTACTGGGGATTCTACACCACTCCCATATTCCAAAAGTTCGGCTTGCAGGAACAAATGAGGGGCAAAGCAGGATACTTTACCCCTACTCAATTTATAAATCTTAGGACTGCTGGCAATGTTAGATAGCAATATGCTTTATATTGTGCTAAATAACTTGACAATAACAATATGTTGTATTTATCCTAGCCATTGGAGGGGAAAAATATTATGACTATGGAACAAGCTCCGCAAGCAGATAGTACAGCCGAAGTGCAGGATGCTTCTATTGAAGCACAACTGCCTATGGGGCTGCCTGAATCTGAACAAGCACAGCCTGAACAAGCACAGCCTGAACAAGCACAGCCTGAACAAGCACAAAGCTCTGCTTCTCCCCCGGTAGCTCCTGCATCTACTCCAGCAGTTCCAGATATGACACCTGTGCCTGCCACTCCTCAATACACTCCTGAACAGATAAGCAAGATGCAGAAGGACGCTGCTCAGTATGAGCAAGTCCAGATGAGAACGCAGATACAGCAACAGGCAGACACATATAAGAAGCAGCTTGAATCACAGGGATTCTTGCCAGAACATGCTGATCATGCAGCAAATTACTATATTCAGAGTCAGCAACAACAAATGACTCTTATGCAACAGGCCGAGCAATACGGACAGTATGTACAGGGAATGCACTCTGCTGCTGAAAAATTCGCAGTGCAGTATAAACTTAGCATAGAAGATCTGGCGACATTAAGGCAAAGCCAAACGCCAGAAGCTATGGAACAGACCGCCAAGAAGATGGCGGCTGATAGAGAACGAGATGACGAGTTGGCACGATTCCGTCAGTCCAAGGTGCCAGCCCAGAACTTCGACAACAGTCAGGGCAATCCACAAGTGGCTGCCAATGAGGGAAGCTGGCTAGATAGGTATAACGATGGAGATAGGTCGCCCTCGGCAATATCAGCGGCTAAGAGAGCCGCAGGGTTAGGGTAATATATATTATAAGGAGTATTGGATATGGCCCAGACAGCAACGACTGGTAATTTAGAAAATGCACAGAAGATAATAATTGCGGCGAGTAGGTACACAGAAGAGCATAACGCTCCGGCTGTTGCTTTAATAGAGCAGTTCAGTCTTCCAAAGGGAGCGAAGCAGGTTACTGTACCGAAAGTTGGACAGATGTCCATGAGCGATCTAGTAGACGGGCAGGACATAGTAGACGAGGAAGATATTGGAATGACCACTGTTGACCTTACGTCAAGTGAGGTTGGCGCGAAGGTTATTCTGACCGACAAACTGGTACGTCAAGCTGCTGATAATGTATTCAGCATGATTGGAAGACAGCTTGGTGACGGCATGGCGAGGAAGAAGGACACGGACGTTATAGCCCTGTGGCCTAGCCTTAATGACGGCACAGTCCTTGGTGCGGACGGCAGGAGCATGACAGCAGCTAATACACATGCGGTCATATCCAATGCCAAGGCTAACAAGTTCGGCAACCAGTTATACCTGATACATCATCCCAATGCGGTTGCTCATCTTTCCGCGCAAGCAGCTACTGTTGCAGGTACGGCAGGTGGTGAATTGACCAACGGATGGAGTGTTGATCTGTTGAAGAATTTCTACAGCGGCCTTCGCCCCATCAATAACGTACCCATATTTGAGGACGGCAACATCGAAAAGGTTTCCTCCGTTGACTCCGGGTACGGCGTTATCGCTGACAAGACCGCTATGGCGGCACTTACCAGCGTTGATACCAGAACTGAGCGTGAGAGAGATGCTTCTCTCAGGGCCACGGAAATAGTTATGACTTCTGACTATGGTGTATTTGAATTAGATGATACTCGTGGGGCAGCGATTCAATTTGAGATTGGCGATATTGCCACCTCATAAGAGAGGGAAGTAATGGTAGGGATAACTGAACGCAATCAGCAGAAGAAAGAGTTAGTTGATGCAGGGTTTTCTCTGAAATACATAGACGAGTGGGTTCCTAAAACTACACTGTACCGCCATAGGGCTAGTTATAATGTAGAGGGCAAGATATCAGAAGGTGTTGGCACTGCGATAAAGGGAGTACCGGGCAGCCCTGATTATGTGTTGCGTAAGGCTAAGATAGGACTATTCCCTTGGATACCCAGCGAAAGTTGTGATTGCAAATGGTGTGCAGAAAGAAACAGGGCTGTAGATTTGGAACCAGTCCAAGTCGAGGAAGTAAAAGGGGCTGATGAGACACAATCATCAGAAGAGAATACAGCTACATGTCCTAATTGTGACATTGTTATTTCTGCAAAGAGCGGGGCTAGTGTGCTTTCCAGACTAAGAGCGCACATTAAAACACATGGTTGAAAATCCCAAGGGCGGGTGTAACGATAGGCCGAGTCCGCCCTTGGAAAAAGAAACATCGGTCTATCGCAGGGCTTAGACTCTGTAAAATTAAACCTTAAAGGAGGTTTTATTATGGCGTTTCCACAAACAATAATGGGTAAATACGGATGGGAGAAAGTAACTACATCTGCCCAAAAGCAAAAACTTGGTTCCCGGATGCAGATTGGTGACCGGGAGTTTGTGTATTCTCAGGCAGGCGAAGACATAACCGCAGGCGTACTAGTAAAAGGCATGACTGGAACTGACGCCCATCAGGTTGACTTGGCAGTATCTGCCGCATCAGCAGGAGCGACTACAGTAACTCTTTCAGGATCATTGACTATTACTAAGGATCAATACAAAGATGGATGGCTTATCTTCAACGATATTGGAGAAGAAGGTCATATGTACAGGATTAAAAGTAACACTGCTGTCAGTAGTGCTGCGGGATGTGTTATTACACTTGATGAAGAGGACGGACTTGTAGTTGCGATCACAGCGTCACAACAAGTAGGGATTTATGAAAACCCCTACAAAGAAGTCGATGTCCATGACTACAATGGAGTAGATGCTTCTCCGTTAGGATGGGCTTGTGTTGATATTGCAGATACTTACTATGGATGGCTTTGTGTTAAAGGGTTCACGACAGCTTTGTTTGATGGCACTCCAGCAGCAGGTGTTCCTTTAATAGCATCTAATGGTGTAGATGGGGCTGTAGAAGTCTATGATGAAGATGGTACAGTTAACCTTGCAATCGTAGGATACAACGGCCCTCTAGCTGGTGTAGCTGGAGAATACGGACTTATTAAAGCAAACATAGAGTAAATGACTACTGAACTCTGGACTCCACCGGGGGTGACATCTCATGTGTCATCCCCGGTAGGGGATAACGCTGAAACAGGCGGGACTATAGAGCAGCATGTATTTCAAGTCCATGATCCTGTAACAGATAAAAGCCATAAGTTCTGTATTCTTACAGACGAACAGACTTCACAGGCACATCTGGAGGATATGATATCCAGTGCAGTAGATAGGTGGCTTGAGGAAGTAAGGCAAAAAGATCATAAGCCCGCTCCTACATCTGAGCAACGTAAAGAGATAGGTAAGATATTAAAAGATATACGAAGCAATAAAACAAAGCGGGAAGATAGTTCAAACAATAAGATCTACTATAACGGTATAAAGTGAGGGAGCATGACTACCGAGATAAAGATAAACGAGGACGATTTAGCAGAGATAGTTACAACACAGATGAATCAAGTAACCAGCTTGCAGTTACAAGTTGCAGCATTAAAGAGAACACTTAGCGAAAGAGACGATATAATTTCCAAACTAGAGAACGGCAAAAATAACAATAATGGTTCTGGAGATTTAAATGCCTAAAGTAGGTAAGCGCCACTTTTCGTATGGTAAGGCCGGGCAGAAGAAAGCCAAGGCATATGCCAAGAAAACTGGCAAGAAGGTTACAAAAACTAAAAAGAAATACTAAGGGAGTATAGTCTATGCCTATAGTACAGGGCAGGACTCGCGCCCAGATACGTCAGTCAATAGGATACAACCTTGGTGCTGTATATGTG